CTTTTTAAGAACTGAAGCACGTGCAGGAAGATTACCGGTTCTCTTCGCTGGTAATAGATACATATTCGACGTAGAGCAGGTAGAGGAATTCTTAAAGAAAAGAGCATTGGAAAATGTAAAAGCTGAGGCATCTGATAAAGAGAGTTATGGAGTGTTGCGTAAGATTGCTACATAGTCAATTAAGAGCGTATTAACAAGAAGGTGATAGAGTGGCAGATGTTCAGTTAGCTAAAGGCTATACAAAAATTGCGAACCAAATATTGGTAAACGTTGCAAAGTTGCAACTCAACGGAACACAGTTGCGAATAATTTTAGTTATTTGGAGAAGTACATACGGCTTTAATAAAAAAGAACATGAGATATCAGAATCATTTATTGTAAAAGCAACAGGGATAAGCAAAAGGTTTGTATCTAGTGAACTTAAAAAGCTTGTAGATTTAAATATTATAAAGGTGATAAGAGAATCAACATATACAACCCCTAAGATACTCGCCTTTAATAAAGATTTTGATACATGGAAGTGTGGAAGTATTGTTAAACAGGTGAATAGTACCTCTACAGTAGATGTGGAATGTGCTTCAACAGTAGAAGAAGAATTCAATTCTACAGTAGAACAAGACTTCATCCAAAAAATAAATCCTTTAAATAAAGATTTAAATAAAGATATACGTCCGAAAAAAGTTTTTCCTGACGATTCATTAGAGATGCACTTATCATTAGAGCTTTTTAACAGAATCAGAGGTAATAATCCTAAGTTTAAAGAACCAATGTTGCAGACATGGTGTAAAAATATAGAACTCATGTTGAGAATAGATAAACGCACTCCGGAAGATATAAGGCAAGTAATTGAATTTGCTCAAGCAGATAGATTTTGGAAGAGCAATGTTCTATCAACTACTAGTCTTAGAGAGCAATTTGACAGACTGTATATGCAGTTTTTAGAAAAGGATAACTCGAAATCAGGAAAAGGACAGAATGTTTATGAAGAAGTAATGAAAGATCTACAGAATAAGTAAAGGGAGAGGTCAGTATGAACGCAATAGAATCATTAAAAATTATACAACTTAGAAACATAGCTTATCCAAGATCGAGTGCTAATCAAGGAAAAGAGAATTTACAAGAGGAAGCAATGCTTTATGCAGATCTATTTAAAAATGAAAGCTTTGCAGACGTTGAAAAGGCTTTAAAAAAGCATATAGAAAAATCTTCATATCCTCCAGCTATAAGCGAAATCAAAAATGAACTAACATGGGCAAAAAACCTAAAACCTGCCGATGCATGGACAAAAGTAGAAAAGGTAATAGGTGAATATGGAATTTGGAGAACTAACGAAGCACTAGAACATCTAGAAGGTAATGTACTAGAAGCTGTAAAACGTATGAAATTCAGTGTGTTATGTGGGATGTCTGCAAAAGAAGCGAAAGAAGTATTTATAGAAACTTATAAAGAGTTGGCATTGAGTAATCAGGGGGAGAAAGCGTGTTAATAAAAGAGCTACCTCATAATCTAGAAATAGAAAAAGCAGCGCTAGGCTGCATGTTAATAGAAAAAAATAATATTTCGTTATTAAAAAGTTTACTACAAGCTGAGGACTTTTACAAGTCAATCCATTCAGATATATATAAAGCAATAATAAAGCTTGATGATGAAGGTAAACAAATAGACTTATTAACTCTTACAGACGAATTAAGAGGAAACATTGAGCCTAGCTTGGTTATAGAAATAATGGATTCTACTGTTGTATTAGATAATGCAAAAGCTTACGCAAATAGATTGAAAGAATATAGAAAACGCAGAGATATCATCAAATATTCAGAACAGCTGCAGAAGAAAGCTTACGAAGGTGATTATTCAAATGAGCTTAAAGCCATTGAAAGTATTTCTATAGAAAACAGCAATGTTCAGTTAATCAAAGCGTCAGAGCTTATTAATGAAACACTTAATAACCTGGAAGAGTACCAAAATAACGGCGGAATATCGAACGCTATAAGTACCGGATTCACAGATATTGACCATAAGATTATTGGTATTAAAAAAGGTGAACTTGCAGTAATAGCTGCAAGACCGAGTATGGGTAAAACAGCTTTTATGATGAACTTAACAGAGAATATATCAGTAAAACAGAAGAAAGCAACCGCAATATTTAGCATGGAAATGGCAAAAGAACAGATAATGCAAAGGCTTATTTCCGGCATAGCATTAGTGGATAGCAGCAAAATGCAAAAAGGCAAGCTTATAGAAAATGATTGGAGCAATATAGCAAGATCAACGAGCGTGATAAATAATTCCCCTTTGTATTTAGATGATAGCACACCTCAAACAGTATCACAGATTAAAGCTAAATGTAAGGAAATAAAGGGGATAGAGGTTGTATTCATAGATTATCTTGATTATATAATGCACGAAAACAAGACGGATAACAGAGTACAGCAGATAAGCGAAATAACAAAGGGCTTGAAGATTATGGCTAAGCAATTAAATATAGCTGTAGTGCTGCTTGTTCAGTTAAGCAGGGCTTGTGAGCAAAGGGTAAATAAGAGACCGATACTTTCTGATCTCAGAGATTCCGGAGCAATAGAACAAGACGCTGACTTAGTGATATTCCTATATCGTGATGAGTATTACAATCCAGATACAGATAAGAAGAATTTAGCAGAAGTAATAACAGCTAAAAATAGAAACGGGCAAACCGGAACAAGCGAATTAGTTTGGCTTGGAAACTATACAAAGTTTGCAAATAAGACAGTTAAACAATAAAGAGTGTTTAGGAGGTATAAGAATTTGAGTGAGTTTATATTGTCAGGTTAGTTTTGAAAAGCAATAACAGTAGAAATTCAAATATTAAAAGATAAAGTGACATGTATTAATGTTTGTATAGTTGTATAACGATAGCCCCCCCTTTTTAAAAAGGCTTTAACAGTATTATAAAGACCGAAGGGCAACCTCCAAAAAACACGCATAAGCTCCTATGGGGTGGGGTGGGTAAAAAGAAAGGTGATTTTATGGCAAAAAATAAGGATGTTAACGAAAAGATAAAAGAAGATCCGAGATTTAAGGAAGAAATAACAAAATTAAGTGATTTATTCAAGGATATAGGCGAAGAAAAAAAGACACTTGTCTATAAGCTTATTGAAAATGCTGGCTTCATGGCTGTTTTACTTGAAGATTTACAGCTCGATATAAAAGCTAATGGATATAAGGACAAATATCAAAATGGTGAGACTCAATTTGGCTATAAACGCTCAATTGCAGCTGATTTATACCAGGTAACTATCAAAAATTACAGCAATACAATAAAGTTATTGAGTGACTTGCTTGGTGTAAAGGCTGAACCGGAAGATGATGACGGCTTTAATGATTTTATAAATAGCAGAAATGATATGTAAGTATAAACCTTAATACGTTGTATCATATCAGGTCTTGTTTTATAGGTTATGGAGATGATTTCATGAAGAATCAAAGGCTGTTATTAAAAGAATTTAGAGAGGAGAATTAATATGATTAAAGTTTGTATTTATAACAATAGTAACGAAACAATAGTACATTATCCTTCTGCAGGTAAAGGTATTCCGCATTTGTTAACCCTTCCTTTAAAAGAGAGCTTATCGAAACCTGAGCAACTCTCTTTTATTATTCCTTTTAACAATCCTGGTTATAGTCTGATAGAGGGACTAAAAACAAAAGTAAAAGTATTTGATATAAGAGATAATTCAATAATTTTCTCTGGCCGTGCATTGCCTATTATAGATGGTATGAGCTCAGACGGAAACTTCAATAAAGAGGTCATTTGCGAGGGTACTTTAGCTTATCTAAACGATACCCATACAAGAAGATGGAACTACATAAACCAAACACCTACACAGATATTGACAGATATATTATATCAACATAATAGCAAAGTAGATACTTCAAGACAAATTACATTAGGTACAGTACAGGCAACTCAGCCTATAACTATTAATACTAACTTTGAAACTTCTCTTAACGCAATAATCACGAAAGTACGTAATGTATTGGGAGGAGATATAAGAGTTAGAGAAGCGGAAGGAGTTTTATACCTAGATTATCTTACTGAACAAGGCAGTAACAATGGGGTTGAAATAAAGCTTGGTTACAATCTTAAAGAAATCTTAAGAGAATATGACCCAACAGATATAGTTACAAGAGTTATACCTCTTGGTTATGGTGAGGGTATTAATCAACTTGGAATTGAAAGTGTTAATAGTGGTGTGGAATATATACAAGATGCTACATCGGTTAACAAATATGGGGTTATTGAGGGAGTTGCAACAAATAAAGATATACAAAATGCTGCAACCTTGAAAATATGGGGGCAAACAGTACTCGGTGAGAAAAAGCAACTAAAACTATCATATCGACAAACAGCCCTTGATTTGAGTGTTCTTACCGGGCGAGAAAATGAGAAGTATGAACTAGGTGATACTATTCACACTAAAGTTGAAGTATTGAATGTAGATGTTCTAAGTAGAGTTATTGAAAGAGAAAGAGATTTATTAAGTGAACCTTGGAATCCGAGATTAACTCTATCTACAAGACCGATAACTTTAACTGATCAAATCGTACAACTTAAACAAAGAAATCTAACTTTGGAAAATGCACCACAGGGCAACACGTATATTGATACATTCGGATATGCAGAGAATATAGATTTAACTCACCCATTTAAACTTCCTGTTTGGTTGAGTCCAGACATTATAAATATAAATCGTGTGAGGTTGCATATTGATGGTCAGAGGTATAGAGCTTACGAAATAGGTGCTGAAAACAATATTGAAATTGAAAATGGCACTGCTGAAACATCTACTGAATTTCCAGCTGGGACTGGACATAATCATTACTATGGAATGGTTACATATCCGCATTCTCATCCAATGAAATATGGCATTGTTGAAGATGCAGCAAGCATACCTTCATATTGTTATGTTGAAATCAATGGGGTTAATGTTGCCGGACCGTTTTATGGACTTTTTTCGCAAGATATAGATATAACACAATATGTTTCAATTCCTGGTCAAACATATAATATAAAAATTAGCAGCGCACAAAACGCACGTGTAAATGCATGGGTATCTATACAAGCATTCATACAAACGAAATAAGAGGGATAGAATGTCGTACATGCTAGATAAAAATACAACAGATTAGACAAGCTATCTATGTAAAAGACGTAATGAATTAAAAAAAGACACTGGAGTTAGTTATAAGCAATAAAGAGGACTAGAGATAGTCCTTTTTTTATTATATGCAAATAGTAAACTTGGATAATTGCATCTGCCCTAGTTACCTACTTTAAGAAAGTAGTATCGAGTCTGATGCTTAATAATCAGGAATCGGTTCGTTTATAGGAATGAGGATGGTAGCCAAAATTTGGGAATTAGTGTAAATGTTGCTTTGCACTATAACGACATTAAATGGAGGAATCTTATAAACTTTGCAGAAGTATGTACTTGAAAATTGTATTCAAATGAGGTGGATGCATGTTAAATATTAAAGAAATATTAATAAGTTGTGATTTTAATAAACAACTTCAACTTTACTATGATGACTATATAATTGAACAAGCTTTGAAGAATTATATAAATAAAAATGGAATAGATAATTTAAATGCTTTTTCAAAAGAGTTTTGGGATAATCCAAGCCTAGGAACAACTAAATTGAAGAAAAAATATAACATTCCAAATAATATAAGTTATTCACTTATACTTGGTGCTTTTCCAGATGAAAGATATATCAGATTTTTAAAAAAAGCTTGGGATAGTGAGATAAGCATTGATAATATTATTGAGGAGTTCAGAATACCTTACGATAAGGCTGAAAATCTGTTACAACCTATAGTATTTGTAAATAAGTCATACTTTTGTCCGTATTGTTTAGAGAGTGGAGTATTTCAGATTGAAGGTAACATTAGAAACATTCGTAATAATTTCTATAATATAAGGTGTGAGAAATGCAAAGGAATATTGAACTCGACAAAATTATTATCAACTGAGGAAGTTGAGGAAAAAAAGAATGAGGAGCGTAAATTACAAGAATTATTTATAAATAGGGTTACTGAAGCAACAGAAAAATTAGGGGGATTGAAATGTTCTAAATGTCAGTCTGAAAAGCTAAAGTTTTCATACAATGAGAAATCATTGATATATACTATTGAGTGCGATGCATGCAAATCAATATGGCATAATGTTGATAAACTTGCTGCTGAATACAAAGAGTGGAAACAAAGGGCTGCTATGATGATAGCTATAAGAGCAAAAGAGCAAGAATTAATTGAGAAAGCTCTTAACGGCAAATCAATATCTGATGTAATTATTAGGAAAGAACAATATATAACTGAACAAGATTCTATGGATTCAATTCATTGGCTTTTTGAACAAAATAACAATGACGAAAATGAGTTT